TCATGCCAGAACAATATACTGTCAACAGTGATCATAAATTAATCAGCTATAAAAAGTTTGTCGATGACATGTACAATCAGCACAAGTATGTGACTTTCTACTACAAGCTAGGCAAGCCAAGAACACTCAAACAAAATGATGCTATGCATTCGTTTTTCACCGACATAGCAGATCGATGCAATGACGCTGGGTACTGGTTTATAGTTAATTGCTCTATCTTCAAGAAGGAAATACAGGTTCCCTGGACGCAAGACAATGTTAAAAAGTTCATATGGATGCCTGTTCAATCTGCGTTATATCCTAGTAAGTCAGAAAGTACCCGGCAACTAGATACAACAGAAGTATCTATGGTCGCCAGGACTGTCATGGATCATCTGTCTCAAAATCACTCAATTTATGTTATATTTGGTAAAGATCAATGACTTACGTAATTACAGGGCGGAATCATGTCAAAGATAGACCCCAGGGTATTAAAGGAGTTTGCAACCACGGAAAGGCATCACCAGGTACTCGATGCAGTAATTGAGTTAGGATCGGCTAACAAGGCATCTAAGAAGTTAGATTGTAGCAGGCGAACCGTTGACGTTATGCTTAGGCGGCTAGAGAAGTATGCAGCTACTCAGGGCATAGCTCCGCACAGAGACCTAACTCACCAGACCGCAGAGGGCTTTGAAGCAAAGCGAATATCTACTGCTTACAAAGAAGATGGCTCCCAAGCCTTGCAGTGGGTTATACAGGAGAGAGCCAAAGGTTTAAGCAGAGATCAAATTGTAGACGCTATCGAAGGATTCGAATGGAAGCCAGCCCCAAAGATCAAAGCTGCTAAGGGCCATGACTCAGAGCTACTTACCCTTTACACCTTGACGGATTTCCACTTGGGCATGTATAGCTGGGCCGCTGAGACTGGCGATGACTGGGATATGTCCATAGCAGAGCATGAGGCACTGTCTGCAATTACTAGAATGGCTGATGGTTCACCGAATAGCGAACTTGCGATCCTTAACCTGCAAGGCGACTTCCTGCACTGGGATGGCCTTTTACCAGTTACTCCAATTTCTAAACACGTTCTCGATGCTGACACCAGATACGGTAAGCTGATCGAGATGGCGTTGTCAGTGACCATGCAATGCGTTGAGATACTGTTAACCAAGCATAAAGCTGTAAAGATAATAGTCTGCGAGGGCAACCACGACGAAAGCGGCTCTGCGTGGCTTAGAAAGGCAGCTAAGGTTATCTACAAAAACAACCCAAGGCTAGAGGTAGACGATACCGAGTTTCCATACTACGCCCACCTGCATGGCGAGATAATGCTGGGCTTTCACCACGGACACAAAAAGAAAATAGGCGCATTGCCTGCGGTGTTTAGCTCAGACGCTAGATACAGGTCAATGTGGGGACAGGCTAAATACTGCTATATCCACACAGGTCACTACCACCATCAAGAGCAAGTAACTGCCGAAAATTCAGGCGCGATAGTTGAGAGGCACCCAACGCTGGCTGGGGCTGATGCTTATGCGGCTAGGGGTGGTTATGTAAGTTGGAGGGCAGCACATGCTATTACCTACCATTGCAATACTGGCGAGCATAGCAGAAAGACCGTCGTGCCGAGCTTAAAGGATGAGTAATGTTATTAATTTCCCCACGACTGGAGTCACTGCTGCTAAGTCTTTCTGTAAGTGTGGTAACGGTCTTGAGTATTGGATTGGCAATGATGGCAATGCTTACGGGATTTGCCCTCATTGCAACATTGGGATGCCTTGTGAAATTGATATACTTGAAGAAGAGGACTACGAATGAAAGCACTAGAAAATCAAGTAGGTGGCGACCACTACAAAAAGAAGTCGATACAGCCTATTGAGTACATAATGGCTAATGAGATGGATTTCTGTGAGGGCAATGTTGTGAAGTACATTACTCGCTGGAAGGATAAGGGCGGGGTAGAGTCACTTAGAAAGATAAAGCACTACATTGACTTCCTGATCGAGCGAGAAATCAAAGATGACTGAGCCAGCGTACAAGTTTACAAATTACCCGTATAAGTCGCCATTTGTAAACCATCCTTTGTTAATTGAGTACACTATTATAAGCCATGAACTTACCCTTCCTGAGATGCTGGAGCATATACAGTCATTCCTGCAAGCGTCTGGCTATGACTTTACCGACAAATATTTGGATATCGTAGATGCCGAAGCGTAAAAAGACCACTGTAGCTCAGGAGGTAGAGAAGGCCGCAAAGCTCCTACAGCGTCTTGTGCGTCTGAAGGCAAGCGATGATAACGGATACTGCCAGTGCGTTACTTGCGGCAAGATAGACCACTACAAGGCCATGCAGGGCGGCCATTTTATACCCAGAGGCAGGACTGTATTTAAGCTATTTGAGGAAAACATCCACCCCCAATGCCCTAGCTGCAACCTCTGGGGCATGAAGCAAGCGCACTATGTCCTACGATATAGGCAGTGGATGGCAGATACCTATGGGGAGCGCAGAGTTAAAGCTATGGAGCGTTTAGCCTGGAGGGCATCCCCCAAGTTTAACCGGGAAGAGGTGATACAGTTTGCGCGTGAGCTGAAGGAGCAGGTTAAAGAAGAGGAATGGCGCATAGGGGATATGTAACAAAAAGGTTTACTTTATTCCACAGTTATGAGATTCTATACCCTCATTGAACAAACAAAGGGTAAAAAAATGGAATTAGATGATATTTTTAAAAAGTCAGCGACTCACTTATTAAAGCAAGGCAAAACGTCTTCGATCCCTAATTTAGATGGTATGTGTGCTTACAGGGGTGAAGATGGGGCAATGTGCGCTATTGGTTGCTTGATTGATGATAGCGCCTATGACTTTGTCATAGAGGGCAAGTCTGTAGATATGCCAGAAGTTGAAATGGCATTGAGGGCTAGTGGTATAAATTTTGATGATGAAGACAACTTAACTTTTGATCTCTTACAAGACCTGCAATACCTTCACGACGAGACTGATCCAAAATTGTGGCTACATAAGTTGCATCTCTTATCTGATCGCTATCAGTTTAAAATGGTGGAGGTGTAAAGATGGATATTAGGCAAAGAGAAGAAATCGCTGCTGCGCGCAAAGATATGGTGCTAGGTATGTTGATCTTAACGGCAATCGCGATTGTCCATAACATGTCATTTAACGACTGTATGAATCTGGGGGTGTGCTAATGAGCTATCATGTACTGGATGAAATAGTTGGGTTGATTCGTGATGAAAAGCCTATGTGGGAGGGCGAGATCATGGAGCTTACTGACGATGCTCGCGACGCGATTACATGCACCTGGCTTCAATCGCATAAAACCTGGGCTGATGACATTTTCCCCCATACCATTAGCGATAGATATGACTTCGCCTTAGCAATGCTCTACGGCCCGTATGGATCGTCAGGGATGATGTCTCAGATGTTAGTAGAGGCTGCTGAAAGGAATGCTAAGGATGTAGACGGTGATGCCTATTTTTCTGAGGCGCTTGATTGGTTTGATGAGCTTATATTTAAAGATGATCTTATCGAGACAATGAGAGATCGTATCTATCTATACTGTGAAGGAACTCTTCACGAAGCTGTGCAAGATAGTTACATCGATATGATCCACCAAGAAAAGATAGACATGGGGGTTCACTAATGGACGTTAAAACGCTAATTGATGACGCTAACAAGTTTGCTGACCAGGCGATAAGGCGCTCTAAGTTTCAGTCTTTAGGAATCAGTATGAGAGAATGGCTGACTGAGCCAGTGATAGTTTATAGGTTACACCTGCTAACTATGACATCTTTATTGTTTCTGTTTATTGGGTATGAGATACTAAATTACTAGCCGAAGGTTAATTGCCTTTTCCCGCCAGATTGATCTACTGGTGGCTGAAATAAGATCAGGCCAAGGCTCCTTTGCCTTTGACCCAGACTAGCCCCCTGGGGGCCGATAAGGGCTACTATTTTCTAGGCGCGTTCCATGTCGTTGCGAGCCTAACCCTCAACCCCTCAGACCGATTTTTACTTGGCTGGGGGGTTTTTTTATACATTACAATGTACATTGCAGTATGCATTTTTGGTATTTATGGAATCAGTAGAATGCATTTCAGGTATGACATAATCTTCTATACAATGCCGCTCTAATACACCAACAGGGGGGCAAACAGTGATAATCTACATGATAGTTTTCGTGATTCTATCTCTCACAGCGGTAGCTGCTGACGACTTAATATAAACAGAACATTCCTTTTATAGACATAAATGCTTATAATACCCTCACATTACCAAGAGGGGATGTCATGAGCGTAGTAAAACTATCTAAAGTACTTGGAGATTGTCATGACTGGGAGCTGACCGATCAGCTTACCCGGTTTGACGCAATCGTTGATTCTATGATGACTACTGATGTCGCCAGGGATAAGCTGCGAGAAGAGCTTATTGATTGGCAGGACGAGGTAGAAAACATGGTCGAAGAGCTATCAGCTCATCAGCCGTATGAAGGATTTAGGGAATTCGCTGCAATGGCTGAAGACCTATTTGGAACGGAAGTTTGATATAATCGGCTCAGAGGGCTGGTTATGATAAGAATAGATTCGGATGAAAATGTGCATGATGCTGATTTAGATTTGGTTGAGCGGTTTGCAGAAGCCCTAATAGATCAAGATACAGTAGCTATGCAGGAAGTTCTATATCTGCTAGATGAGCGTATGTCAGGTGACTGCGTTTGTCTGGCTGTCGATTGCGTTTGTGGCACTTGGTCTTGAAGGCTATTCCACGGCTATCCCATAGTTACAGTATTGGATCATTCTGATGGCTAGTTTCGTATTTAAAATAGAGCAGTTCGAGCAGTCCCTCAATCAGTTAGAGAAAGAGCAGCTACCTTTTGCCCTTAAAAACACCATGAACGATTTGGCTTTCGGAATGCAAAGGCAGATAACAAAGGAAATGGACAAGTATTATGAGGGCGGCGCTACTCGATGGAGTAAGTCAGGTATAGGTGTCTATAAGGCTAGTAAGAAAAGACTGTATGCTGCTGTATTTACCAGGGAAAACAGAGAATACCTGGCGACTACAATATTTGGTGGTGTAGTAAATCCATTCCCTGGGATGGACTACTTGGTCAAGCCAGCGAATCAGAAGGTAAATAAGTACGGTAACATCCCTAGAGGGTCTCTCAAGAGAAAGAGCCAGAACAAAAGTAAGTACTTTGTTGGCAAGCCTAAAGGGTCAAAGCGAAGCCAGCCTCACGGTCTCTATCAAACCTATAAGCGCAAAGCCCCTAAGTTAATTATCGATCTAAGCGATAAGAGCCGATACCAGAAGGGCTTCTTTCCTGCCCCTAAGATCGCCACCAAGTACTTTAAGCAGCAGAACCATAAGATGTTCATGAAGAACTTCAGGCATGCGATGAAGACAGCCAGGCCGCTATCTCAACCTACTGGTTTCTAAACTATCCCACGGTTACAG